TATGCAAGAATTTCGCTGTTTAGACTGTTTAACGACTTTTATGGAAGCAGAACTACCTCGTAGGGGTTCCATTTGTTTTAAGTGTCACATTAAAGGCATCAAATGGGGTTTTACTTACGGCAAAGAAGATTTTCATGGACCTACTGTTGTGGAGCGTCAGCGTGAGCAGATGCGACAAGCAGAGTCTGCTGGTATAAAGGCTGAACCAGTCGGGCAACGGTGGGTGTGACGTGGAACCAGTCTGGGTTCCCATTGTCGTCGCAATCCTCATGGGACCAGTTGTCGTCGTATTACAACGACTCCGAAGAGAAAATACCGACCAGCATGAAGAGGGACGCATTCTATTACGGGTCATTGGTAATAAAGTGGACAAAGTTGCTAGCAAAATTGATGAGCATATTGGTTGGCATGATGGTGTTAAAGACAGTGTTAAGAAAGAGGACTAATGGCTAGGACATCAAACTCGGAATACATTAAACAGTACAGAGATAAAATTGAGCAATCTCGTCGTTGGAGAGAACAAGAAAAATGTGACGACCTGTGGACACGAATGATTGACATGTATCGTGGAAAACAATACAGAGTTCAATCAGAAGAAGACCAGTTGCTCATCAACATTGCTTTTGCAACCATCAACGTAATTTCACCTAGCGTTTCTGTTAACCATCCAAAGATTACCGTTAATGCACGAAAGTATGAAGATGCTTCTCGTGCTGTTGTGACAGAAGCAATTGTAAATTACTGGTGGAGACATTACGAATGTCAAAAAGAATTTCGTCGTGCAGTTAAAGACATGCTTATCATTGGTCATGGATGGGTTAAAACTGGATACCGTTTTGTTGAAAAAGATGGTAGAGAATATGAATCGTCTGACGAACTTGCTTCAGCAGCACCTGAATCTGTCACAGAAAGTGAATTAGTAATTACCGAAGACAGACCTTTTGTTGAACGTATTTCTCCATTTGATGTTTTTGTTGACCCAGATGCAACATCCACATCTGACATGAAATGGATTGCACAAAGAGTTCGTCGTTTGTTGAAAGATGTCAAAAAAGACAAAAGATATAATTCAACCGCACGTCAAGAAGCGTCACCATCCCATTATTCAAAATATGGCATGGAGGGAAGCACAACAAATTTACGTCCTCGTCGCAGTGAAGGCGATGACGATGCATACGTAGAAATATGGGAATACTACGATATTGACCGTGGAATGATGTCAGTTTTTTGTGATGGAAACGACAAATTTCTTGTTGCTCCAATAAAGATTCCGTTCGCATTTGGACATCCATTTGTGATGCTTCGCAACTATGAAATACCAGAACACTTTTACACAATGGGTGAACTGGAAGCAATTGAACCATTGCAAATGGAATTGAATCAAACTCGTACACAGATGATGAATCATCGTAAACGATTCTCACGTAAATGGTTGTACAAGGAATCATCTTTTGATGCTGATGGTCGTTCTGCTTTGGAATCAGATGAAGACAATGTTTTGGTTCCTGTTATATCCGAGGACAGTCTTAGCAATGTTGTTGTTCCAATGCCTGCTGTTATTAGTCCACCAGAGTTTTATAATCAATCAACTCTTATATCTAATGATATTGACCGGGTGTCTGGTGTTTCTGAATATCAACGTGGTGCACTTCCAGAGATTCGTCGTACTGCAACTGAGGCTGCAATCTCTCAAGATGCAGCCAACGCTAGGTCGTCTGACAAGTTGGCAATCATCGAGCGTGCCATTGGGGATTGTGCTCGCAGACTGGTAATGCTTGCACAGCAGTTTATGACTGGTGAGCAGGCTGTAAGAATTTATGGTTCTGATTCTCAATCTGCTTGGCTTAACTTTGACCGTGACTATCTACAAGGTGAGTTTGACTTTGAAGTTGAGGGTGGCTCTACTGCACCTGTGAATGAATCTTTCCGTCGTCAAATGGCACTTCAGGTTGTGGATGCTATGGCACCTTTTGCTGGTGCTGGTATTGTGGACATGCCAAAACTTGCCAACTACGTACTTCAGTATGGTTTTGGTATTAAGAATGCTGCATCGTTTATTATGCAGCCACAGTTGGCTCCACAACCGATTTCACCGCAAGGTGCTCCCCCTCCGCCAGAGTCTGGTATGCCACCACAAGGTATGCCACCACAAGGTATGGCTCCTGGTCTTCCTCCTGAGGCAATGGCTGAAGGCATGCCACCTACTGGTGGAATGCCGTTGCCATCAAATATCCCGCCAGAAATATTGTCACAACTTTTGGCAAGTGGGGCACCATTGGCTAATACCCAATTGCCCCCAGGAATGTAACGATAAATCCATAACTATAGAGCAACCCCTTGAAAGGACTCCATGAGTGAAGTAGTAAGCAATGAATCAGTAGAAGAAGTTATCCCCGAGGCAGAAACCGAAGGACAAATAACTGAGGCAATTGAAGAAATTGAAAGTCTTAGTGAGCAGGAAATTGAAATGCTTCCTGTTGACGAGTACGGAGACAAATACGTTTCTGTGCAAGTTAACGGTGAAGAAGTTCGGGTTCCTTTATCTGAGGCGCTTTCTGGATACCAACGTCAAGCGGATTATACTCGCAAGACACAGGAACTCAGCGAGCAACGGAAACAAGTACAGTATGGTGTTGCTTTGCAAGAAGCCTTGCAGAATGACCCGAATGGTACTTTGGCGCTGCTTTCACAGCACTACGGCGTTGCACAGCAACCCTCTGAAGAAGAGGAACTGTACATGGACCCAGTGGAGAAACAGTACCGACAGTTAGACCAACGTTTAGCGGCTTTTGAACAACAAAAGGCGATGGACCAGTTGGAGAAAACTGTTCAGTCTCTGCAAACACGATACGGCTCGGATTTTGATGCCCAAGAAGTTGTAGCCAAGGCACTTGCTTTGGGTTCATCTGATTTGGAAGCAGTTTACAAGCAAGTGGCGTTTGACAGATTGTATGATGACGCTTCTGCTGTTCGCCATCTTCGTGAGAAGAAGGCTAAAGAACAGACACAGGTTATTCAAGCAAAACGTCAAGCATCGGTTGCAAGTAGTGGTGCTTCTGCATCGAGTGCGGATGTATCGGCTAAACCTATTACATCATTGCGAGATGCATATGAGGCTGCAAAGCGTCAACATGCGTAACGCTTAACCCAAGGAGATAACAATATGGTCGCTGCAAACAGCAACTTTGATAATCTATTAACAACAACCCTTGCGAATTACCGCAAGACTCTCACGGACAACGTGTTCACTGCACGTCCGTTGACTTACGCCCTTATGGAAAAGGGTCGCATTCGTATGCTTAACGGCGGTACGAAAATTGTTGAGCCACTGATTTATGGTCAGAACTCGACTGTTGGTTCGTACTCAGGTTACGATTCAATTGCGCTTACCCCACAAGAAGGCATTTCTGCTGCAGAGTTTGAATGGAAGCAGTACGCTGCTTCGATTTCAATCAGTGGTATTGAAGAAGCCAAGAACAACGGTGAGCAAGAAATCATCAACTTGTTGGAAGCAAAAATCATGCAGGCTGAAGAGTCAATGCGTGAATCTTTTAACACGATGTTCTTTGCTGATGGAACTGGCAACAGCGGAAAAGACTGGAACGGCCTTGGCAACTTGGTTGAGTCCGGCAACACCGTTGGTGGCATTGACTCCAACACTTACACATGGTGGAAGTCGTACGAGGACAACGATGCTGTTGCCTTGTCGCTTGCCGATATGGCAACTGCCTACAACAGCGTTTCGGTTGGTAATGACCATCCAGACACATTGTTGACAACTCAGACTTTGTTTGAGAAGTACGAAGCATTGCTTCAACCAACCCTCCGTTATACGGACACTAAGACTGCAGATGCTGGATTCCAGAACTTGTTGTTCAAGGCTGCTCCAGTAATGTACGATGTGCATTGCACCGCAGGAACGTTCTACTTCCTGAACAGCAAGTACATCACTTTGGTTGGTCACTCAGACAAGTGGTTCTCACAGACCGCATTTATTTCGCCAGAAGACACAGATGCACGCTATGCGCTCATCATGTGCTACGGAAACTTGACTGTACGTAACCGTGCAAAGCAAGGCAAACTGACCGCTAAGACAGCCTAAGTTAACTACTAGAAAACAAGGAGAAATATTATGCCACTATTAGCAAATGATACACAGGGTGCGGTAACACGTCACCGTATTGAGGAATATGTTGCACAGCGTGAAAAGGTTACAGCAGTAGCCATCACTGATGCAGCAGAACCAACAGCAGCACAACTGATTAACAGCAAGTTGTTTGTTGGTACACCAACAGTAGACACAACCTTTACTCTGCCAACTGCAGCACTTGTGCTTGCAGCGTTGACAGATGAAGCAGTAGGCACATCGTTTGAGTTCACAATTGTGAACCTTGCGTCTGCCTACCAATATACTGTAACTACGGCTACTGGTTGGACGATTACCAACGGTGGAAACATGGTTGTGTTTGATGGAACTTCAGCAACATTCCTTGCTGTTGTAACATCATCGTCAGCAATTCAGTTGTACCGCAAAAACTCTGGTGGTGCAGTTAAGTAAGTAATCTGATTCGGGGGACGGGAACCACCTTCCCGTTCCCCCAATCTATTTAGTTTTTAGTTTTAGGAGATTAAGATGCCAAAGAAGTATCGTCAGTTAGACAATCACGCAGATGCAACTCCGAAGTCTGGAACCGTTACGGCACCAGGTTTGTATGGTAAGAGCACAAATCCACCAGTACAAAAAAAGAATTATCAAGTTCGTCCAAACTCAGATAAGGTAGGCAAGTAATGAAAATGGCACCGAAGAAAAAAGTAATGAAGATGGCTCCAATGAAAAAGGCTGCCAAGAACAAGCAAGCAATGAAGCCTATGAAGAAGAGTTCTTCAAAAGGTTCGATGTACTAGATAGGTAACAAGTTGGGCTATTGGTGATGAACCAAACAGCCAAACTCGCTCATACTCTATACGGGGAGCCAACTACTAAGCACTCCCGTCTTGCCCATGCAGAAGGCGCTCGTCTTGCTGCTCCATCAGGTCCATACATTGGACGTAATCGTTGCACAGCAAACGATGACACATGTGAGGGTCCTAAAGCCCGTGGGACAGATTTCTGTATTGGACATTTAAGAAATAAGGGTCAGGCTTAATGGCTATAACACTCACAACATTGCGTTCACAGGTTAGGGACATGGCTGACCTTGATGAAACCGATTTGAGTGACGCTGTTATTGACCAGTTTGCTCGTGAAGGCTTCCAACGCATTTATGCGTTAGAACGCCGTTGGCCCATTCTTCAAGAAACATACACATTTAATACGGTCGCTAATCAGCGTGAGTACACAATATCTACAATTGGGGATATTCGAGAAATCATTTCTGTGGTTGATACGTCCACTCAGGGTGCACGACTTACGTTGATTGATTATAACGATGCTGAGAGCATTTGGCTGGGCAACTTAGATGTTGCCAGCCGACCATACTTTTATAGTTTTTGGGATAAGAAAATACAGTTGTGGGCTAAACCGGACATTGTGTATCCGATGACTGTTCGTGCTTTTCGTAATCCTGTTTACACTTGGCTAACAAACATTACTCAAGACATTGACCTTGATGAATGGTTCCATGCCATACTCCCATATTTTGTGCTTGCTCGTGTTTATCAGCGCCAAGAGGACTCTGACCTTGCAAACATGTATCTTAAATCTTTTGAAGAAGGTGTTGCTCTTGCTCGCCGTGACTTGATGAAAGCATCAAGTGCACAGCCAGTTGTTATGTCTGGTGGCAAACAGTACCCC